AAATAAAGGGAAAATATTAAGCTGCGTTTGTATTTTGCTACCGACCCATCCTCTCGCATCATTGTGGCCAATATCGAACATCATTGTCGCTTTATACTGAATTTCCAATTTTGTTATCGCAAGTTTTTATATTCTTGCTTCTTATGGTCACCCATAAGTTCGGACTATATTTTTACCCATTTGGGTATTTCCCCTATAGTCTCTACGCCTTTTCTCGAAATCTTTTAGAATTTAGCTTTGCATTACAGCTTCTACATATTGTTTTCAAGTTATCTGAATTACAATTATTTTTGTTATAATCCAAATGATGGATTGAAAGTTTTTGGAAATAATCTTTTTCTTTTACTCCACAGAATTGGCAAGTATATTTATCTCGAAATTTAATTTTTTCCTTTAATTCCTTGTTAAAAACTATTGGATAGGGTAAAAATGAACGTCCGTCTATCCAATTTTTTGCCTCTTTGCCAGATTTATTAGCTTTTCTTAACCCTTCTTTTCCTTGTTCCGACATCCAATTTTTCTTACCCTTATTCCAAGCAGATTGCCCTTTTTTAAATCTGTATTTTTCTCCACCAATTATCTTTCTACCTTTTATTTTTATTCTTGATTCATCTCTCCAATTCCAATGTTTTCCTAAAGTATTTTTGTTTCTCTTCAATGCAATAGCAATTCTAGTTTTATGTTCTGGTGATAATTTTGAACCTTTTGGTCTACTCATAAAAGTATATTTTAATTATTATATACTTCTATTTTATATTAAATTTCACCAGAAGTCAAGATTTCAAAGAACTTGGTTCGGTATTGTCTCTAATTGAGATATCCACCGAATTTGGGAAATATATTCTATTAGCTTCCGCAAATAGTGGGCGATAAGTTCACCCGTTCTAAAAACAATATTCGGTCCTTCCATGTCAATAGGCTGAGATTCTTTGTACTGGAATCCGTACATAGGTCCTTTCTTGCTTGAATCGAACATCCACCAATAAGCGGTGTTAGTCATAATCCAAGGCAAAGCCAGAATCTTGTAGGTCGGAACTCCAGCGCCTTCGTGCTCTGCTGTCCCAGGCATCCACCCTTTGTTCATCGCGCCAAGCATCTCGACTGCTCTGTGGTTATTCGCATAACCTTTAGAGCAGACAAAAATATCAAGGTTGATGTTCATTGGTTTGCCTTTCGGATTCCTAATAAGAGCAGCAGTCCTATTGGCTGCTTTCAAAGCATCATACTCCCAGTCCATATTGACAGTTATACCATCAGTCACTCTATTACCCCAAACGGTTCCGCCATCCTCTCTTGTATGAGAAGCATAGATAAATGCCAAAGAATCTCCACCAGTTGTGGTAACTGTGTAGCTCCCGGCCTCATCTTCAGCAGTATAAGATGTTGAGAAAGAATTGTCTAATCTCTCGGCGCACCTTAACTCTCTCAAATCAGAACAAGCATTTATTGCTTCTTGAGTCACTTTTTCAAGGTCTCTCTTTTTAATGCCGAAGAACCACATTTTCTTAGTGAACGACATCAAGACACCGAACTCAACTTGAGTATAGGTCTTATCGAAACCCTGAACTGGACTCTGAGCAACAATGACGGCATTTTCTTGAATTCTACCAGCATAACCCAAACCTGAAATAGAACTATCTTTCGTGTAGTAGTCTGTGGTCTTCTCTACATTATAGTACTGCTCGAAAAGACGGCTTTCCTTCTCAGAACCTTTCAACCAGATATCCTGTATAGAAAGGTCAATCAAATCCGCAGCATCGGCTAATGTTAATGGATTTGGCATAGTTTTAAGCGAAAGTTACAATATTACCGAACAAGCCGTTAAACTTACAAAGAATCTCTTTGTCAGCGGCAGCTCTCAATGGGCAAATCTGTTTTACCACAGCTTCCTTGGCAGTACTATTGGTGCCAGTATTGTTTACTGTGTTTGTGTCAGTCAGAACCATATTATCGCCATTATCCGCAGCGGCACTATTACTCCCAGTTTCAGCTACATAAAGATTTACTGTATCAACTAATAACAATCTAATTGTCGTATCACTAGTAGTCTTTGATTCCAAGGCGATTGCTTTTGGTGTCTGGACCAAAGAACTAGAAGTACAAGCTGTCCAAGTTGTAGCACCAGTAAGGTTCTCTAATAAATCTCCCTTGGTAACAGTAATACTGCTAATAGTCCCCTCGATTATCGCATCGGCATCACTAATCGGTGCAAATTTTCTAAATCCTGCCATAATTATAAATTATCTTCAATTTTTTGGATGTCTTCCTCAGTAAAACCACCTCGACGCAACATTTCTTTTTTTGAGGAATCTAATGATTTACGAGGAGATAGTCCTTTACCGATTCTTGCCCCTAAGCCAGCAGTTTCTAATTGCTTCTTAGCGATTTGCTCTTTCGTTGGACTAATGGAACTAGGACTTATAGATTTATGAGCTTTCAAAAGCAGTTCTCCTATTAAATGAGGGTCTTTCGGCTTAGCGTAATAACTCATCTCTCTTTGGAGAGTATTCCAACGAGTATCATTAGGGTCATTTTCAGGCTTATACTCTGGGAATTTCTCAAGGAATTTATCAAGCTCCTGTTTTTTGACGTTCTCGTAGATAATCTGCTGAGCTTCATCTTTAGTAATATAACCTCGATGTTTCAGTATCTTATCTAAGTAAGCAACGTCTTCAGGATTAACATCTTTTATTTCCTCGATTTGAGCTTCAACTTTCTTGAGTTCCTGCTCTTTTAATTCCCTCCTTTGCCCTCTTAAATCCCTAAGCTCGGAGAGAATCTTCTCCCTCTCCTCAGTTAACCCTTGAACCGCTTTAATCAACTCATCTTTTTGCTGTTTCTTAAGTTCTAATTCCTCATCAACACCCTCTCCAGCTTTTTCCTCCTCAGCTGGAAGTGGGGCTGGTTTTTCTTCCGCAGGAGGCTCGGCAGGAGTGACCTTCTCCTCTTCTACTACCTCTTCGGTAGGAGCTTCTTTTACCTCCCCTATTCCCGGTTCTTCACTTGGGGCATTCTCGCCAGTGAAATCGGGAATTGAACCTATTTTTTCTCTTGGCATATTTTTTACTTCCTTTAGTATCTGCGCTTGAAGTGGCGCGATATGTGGGGAAATAATTAGGTTAATAAAAACCCCCTCGACTTGGGGGGCTTCTGGAGTTTATAATCCTTGAGAGAGCGTCACCGCCAACTCTTGGACATAAACTCCAAGAGCACTCCAAGTTAATTGGTGACGCTTTTCCAAATTGTCAAAGAAACCTTACTCTTCTTTTTCTCCTAGCATTACTAGCATTTCACCAACCTCATAAGGGAAAAATAATTCAATTTCTACTTTTTGGACTCCTGATACAGGGGTTTGTCTGTAAAGAATCGCTTTATTGGTCTTAATCAGTTTCCTAAGAAATTCTAATTTGTCATCTGAGACCTCAACGATTTTTTCTTTCCCATTGAAAAGATTTGAAAGGTTATAAATCCAAGTATATTGCTTGGGTTCAGTCAAGACCGTGGCATCATATTGAACGCCTAAAGCCTTTAAAAGGTTTTCTCTTAAAGTCCTTTTAACTTTCTTAACTTTGCCTTTGTCATCCTTTTGTTCATCAATTATTTCTTCTCCTTTAATATCTAAAATTGGTTGGTCAAGATTAATCTTTTCCATTTTATTTAATAATTAAATTATTATTCGACCTTTAGGTTTTTTTGGCTTTCATATAACCATTACTTGTTTTTTGCTGCACTTCTCCAGAATAAGATTTTCCGCCTTTAAAACAAATTCTAATATACTTCCCACCAGATAGTGTTTTTGTCCTTACTTTACCTTTTTCTCTAATACATCTTAAAAAATCTTCTGGCATATTTTTAAGCTTTTACCGTTCCAGTAGAGGATATTCTCCATTTCTTTCTTGCTGTTTTCCAGTACGCTGCTCCTGCTACTTTTTCTGCTCTTTTTTCTCCGTATCTTTTCTTTGCTTCTCTTTTAATTTCTTCAAAAGTAGCAGGTTTCATTATCGCTCCTGGTTTTTGGCGACTGCGCCAAGCGAGTAGGTTTCTACCTTTTCTTGGTTCTGGTTCCCCTCTTGCCATAATTTTAAAATTATTATTTTATTAGACCTTTAAATTCCTTTGGGACTTTATATCCCGGATGCCTCTCAAGGTATTTTTTAATCGATTCTCTCATCCGCTCAAGATTTTCTTTCCTTAACCTTAACTCCTCTGGAGATAAAGTTGAGGCTGGTTGATTTATTCTTTTCACTCCCGCTTTAATTGCTTTCCCGATAGTACTAAATGGCGCTCCTAACACCTCAGCTGTTGCTCCAGGCACTTCTCTTACAAATTCTTTAGTAAAAATTTGTTTGTACCAGGGTTTCTTCAAAAATTCCTTAGCATGGAGCATATATCCTGTATCTGTTGGTATTTTTATTTTCTTTGCCATCGATTTCCTCCCATTTTTCAGATAGACTTTTTGGATTTTTCTATTAGTTAAATCCTCAGCATCTGAAATATTTAATGGGTTTGGCATTATACTAATTGTGTTCTATCCGCAACGATTTTAGCCTTCACTTCCTGATTAAATGAACCGAAAACTCTATTCGCCCAATCCCTAACGCCATTTGCTCCCTCGGGAATAGGAATCGCTTTCGGTCTTAAATCAACGCCTCCTAACATCTTTTCCTCCTCCGGAGTAAGCGAGCTGTATTCTTTCGGGACTATAATCGTAAATCTAAACCTTCCAATTTCTACTTCGTCGTAATCAATGTCAATCCCGAATTTTGAATTCAGAATCGTATCGACAATCTGCCTGTATTCAAAGGGAATTGGGTAGTGCTTCTTTTCAGAAGCAGGAATCGCAGTTGGCGGTGCTGGTTCTACTGCTTTAGGGGTCTGAAAGAATCTGTCGAATTTTGTCTTTATTTCTTCTTCAAGTGCTTTAATTTGTACTTCCAGATTGTCAATCCTCGATTTCAGCATCCCAATCGGAATTTGAATGTGTTTCATTGATTCCTTTACTTGGGTCCACTCCTCTTTCGTAATGTCAAGAGAATCCTGTCGCGAAACTTTTTTATCTTTTGGCATCTTTTTATTTTTGACTTCTTTTGTACCTTCGGCTGAAGAACCGAGTAAAAATGAAGCCATATTTGTTTATTTCTTCGACCTTTAAGGAACTAATATCCCTGATTTCGACTTTTTATCCCTTTTCTTAACCTCAGCGATTATTTCCTCGACAATCGCTGGTAAAGGAATTGTTACTAAAACATTTATCCTTTCTCCTTTTGAAATGTCTTTCTTCGCCTCTATCCCTAAAATTGTTTGGTATTCTCTAACCGACCTTATTCTCTGAGGTATCATTTTCCTTTGTTCTTCTTTTGAACCAATTACGAATAAGAAAGCGTTGAAATATTCCTTCTTAATGTAGGCCTGCTTCCCGTCGGGATAAGTTAATTTTAAAACCTTACATTCGTTAGTATCCTCGTCTTCGGGGTTCCAATTCACTTCGATAATTAAGTTATTCTTTTTGTTTTGGTCTTCTAAAACGAACTTTTGATAATTTTCAATCATAAATTATTTTAATTTTTCGAGTTGAAATAGGCCTACTAAATTTCAATACCCCTGTATTATTAATACTCGATTTTTTCTTTTTATTATGTTTTTTTCTCATACTAATAAATTTAATACCCACTCATTTGTATCAGTTTTAATAATCAATTGAACTTTCTTCGCCTGAGGTGGTAATTTTATCTCTCTCGGTGTTTCGACTTGTGGATTTACTGGGATAATCTCTGTTTTCACTAATTTCTTTTCAATTTCATCAAGACGAGCATTGATGGTGCTAATCTGAGTTTGTTGTTGGTTGATAACTTTATCTATCAATTCCCTTATTTCTGTTAATTCTTTTTCTGTCATCTTTATTGTAACGAATTAAATAATTCTTGTAGAAATGCTTTCACTCCTTCTATTTGACCTTCTCGTCTTAGCGTTTCTCTAACAAGTTCCCACTCTGAAGTACCGATGGTCGGATTATCTCTTAATCTCTTACAAAAATCTTCTGCCAACATCGTAATTAAATTCCATCTTCCTGATTGAATTAAATCTCTCAATTGCGATTTTTCCGATTCACTAAGCATCTTAATTTATTTTATATTTTCTTGAATAGTCTTGTCAAGCCCCCTACGATTTTTCCTGAAACACTCTTAGGACTTGTTTCCAACCCAGTAGTGGGGACTAATTTTTCTGCTTCAGGTGCCGGTGGAGTTATTGTTTCAGCAGGAGGCGTAATGCCTCTCGGAGTGAATAATGGCCCCCCTGTCGGTGCTGGTCGTTCAGTCTTTTTAAACCAAGAATTAGGCATCCAGTCTTTCGGGTCTTTATCATACAATTTAAAAGCATTCTTTATCGTCTTGCCGTAAGTAGTGTCATCTAATTCTAATGAAACACCCATCTGCTTAGCAGCCCCCATTTCTGCAGAAACATTACTTAATAAAGGAGTTGTAATATTCAGCATTTCTAAATCCAAAGCTCTGTCTAAATATTTTGAAGGAGATAAGAGTGATTGCGGTTTAATTCTAATAATGCCTTCCCATTTCAATCCCGAAGGCGCAACCCTAAAGAATCGGACATTAGGACTTTCAATTAAATTACCCTGTTCGTCGGCCTCTAAACCTAACTGCAATTCTCTATAAATCTTAGCGGAAAATTTTCTCTCTCCTTCCTCATTAAACGATTCTTCATAGAGTTCTTTAGCATAAGGGTATTTCTCTATTTCTGCTAAATAACCGGCAATCTTATCTGGGTCGCTGATTTTTATAACTTCAGGTATTGAATATAACAATTGATAAAGACTAACTGAAATATAGCCATCAAGTTCTAAAGCTTCACAAACATTGTCTAATGGGATTTTTAACCTTTTTAAGGCCGCTTCTTTGGCCTGGGCAGTCTCAAAAGCAGTCTTACCAACAATTTCTCCCGCCAGAGTCGGGGGGATCCCCGAAGAACTATCAAGGTCACCCCTCAACATCTCAATCCCCTTCCAAGCCTCTAAACCGGGACCCGGAACTTGCATCCAGACAATGTCCTTTGGATTAAGGACTTGCTTTAAGACTCCGGGGGCAATCTTGATTGTTCCCGTTTCCGTCAGGGTTGAAGTCCCAGAGTAGAAACCCATCTTGTAAATCGATAAGGTCAATTGGTCAATAGTCATGTCTCTAATCCTATCGAGCAAGTTGTGGTCGTTCCTTATCGCCTCATAAATGCCAATGCCATAAGGAGATTCTGCGTGCCTAAAAGTCCAGAGGGTCTGCCAGCAGGACAATTTTTTGTTCCCCTGGGAATCGGAAATCGGTAAAGGATCTATTATAATTGGTACTCCGTTAGCAATTACTACGAATAAATCCCTTATCCGATTCTCGTAAAAATAAATTTCGACCAAATCTTTCTCTTGGTACCTCTTAATCTTGCCTCCTCCTAACCTCTCTTGAGTAACTCCGCCCGGTTTAACGAATTTCCAGAGTGGGTATTTAGCAAATTCCTCTTTGGCAACGTCAAAAGCATAGACCTTTCGCCAAGCCCAGTCCCTCATTGAGAAGGGCGAATTCGGTTTCGCCATATCGTCAATCCAAGCATTAAAGACATCAAGGTTCTCCCTGAAAACGTCATTATACTCAACCACTTCCTTTTCTTCCCAGACTGATTTTTCCGGCTCGTCTTCATTGTATTCGACTAAGACTCTGACTTTCCTCGATATTTTTAAGGGATACGTTCTCCCAATAGCCCAGCCGTATTTTGAAAGATTAAAAACGAACAACTTTAACTGCTGTTTGCTCTTGGCGATTTCCCAGTTGCGCTGATGGATTTGCTTCATCAAGAGATTAGTCGCTTCATAGGCAGAACTGCCCGGCGTAAAAACTCCTTCGGGATTCCTATCGAACAGAATGCCGAGGGCCGTTTGTATTTTAACATAGGGATTGGGCTGCGAAATGTCGGTCATCCAGTCATCTTCCTTACCTAAAACTGTCATCACTCCCCGCCAACCTTTGGATTCATCGGTCGCAATGACTCTTTTGCCCTTTGTCTGTAACCTATGGGGGACATAGTCCCTATCTGCCTCTCTCCAGAGTTCTTCAAGATTCAGACCATAAACATCATCTCTCGTCTTTTTTAACTCGAGGACCCTCTCCTCGACAAAATCAAAATCCTCCTTCGCCTGTTCTCCTAAGGCATCCTTATTAAAAATTTCTCTGGTCTCTTTGGGCTTAACCATGTGATTAAACGATTTCTCCTCTATAAAAAGTATTAAAATCGAGCACCGGACCCTCTCTTCTCAACTGCAACTTCTTCTCAATGTCAGTTAACGGCTTCGGGGTCCTCGTTTCGTGCAGAGCCATTAAAAAATATCGGTCGCAGTCCTCGGGGTGGTCCTCGCACCTCGTATTTACATCTTCGGGATTCTTATCGTCGTGTATCAAAGCCGGTAGTGTTCGCACCGAATTATAGCAAGTATTAAAATGGATCAATTTCGGTTTTTTGACCTCGTCCCAGTAAAGATATTGGTGCATTAAATTCCAACCATCAATTCTTCTCTTTGAAGAAGGGATGAAAAGCAAACCTCTCCTCGCGAAGGCCTCAGCGATAGTGCTACCGCCCTTTCTGTCAATAATTCCTGTTTGGGCAAAAATCGAAGAGTCGCAGACTGACCACTCGTAATTCTCGTCACCGCTCAGTCTTAAAATCTCTTCAGAAATCTTATCTATGGTATAGCCCCTCACGTAAAGTTCGCGGTAAACATAAACCCTGCCTTCGTAGTCTAAGGCATACCATTTGCAACAAGCTGGATTTTCGTAGCCATGATCATAGGACCTGAATTTCTTCCAACCCGCCGGTATTGGGAACGGGTGACAAGTGTGTATTGAAGAATCCCATTCTGTAAAATATTGTCCGGCAAAAATATCCCAATTACCGTCCCGGTAGGCTTTCCGCAACTTCTCGGGCAGACTATCGAGAGTCTTCAAATAACTCGCATCTAAGTGTGGGTTGTCGGTCGCCTTCGCTGGCAGAAAAAAGAACTGGCTTGCTTCTTGTTCATTGGGGTCAAACTTTCTACGCATCCATAAATCCTGAACCCAACCATGTCCGATGCCCCCTGGATTACTAGCCCCGACGAACTTTGTGCGCTGAATGCCGGCCCATCTCTTCCTCATTCTTATAAAGTGGAACGTTTCCCTTGGATTCTTCGTCAGTTCGTCTACCTCTATAAGGGCGAAGTCGGCCGAGGCGTACTTCGACGGATCGTCGAGGTTTCGGAAACAGATGACTCCGCCTCCATATTCGGGGCTTACCGCAAATTCATGTGACATACTGCGGTATTCTCCTAGCCAATTGGGGAACTCATAGGGAATCCTACAAATGTGCCGGTCCCAAAGAGCTGGATAATCTTCGCAAAAAATGCCTACCCTCACTCCTTTTAGTTTTAAACGGTGCCAACAATTCTCTATTAAAAACTTTATCGGGTATTTCCTTAAAAAATAACTCTTGCCACCGCCACCGGCCCCGCCATAAAAGAGATAGTCATAAAAATCAACGAGGCGTTCCGCTTCTTTCTGCTTCTCGGTAAAGTTTGCCCATTTCTGCCACCACTTTCTCCAATTAAGAATCCTCATCGGCTTCAAATAGAAAGGTCGGCTTTTCTTCGACTTCTACCTTGTATTTATATAAAGGATGCCTCCTCGATAAAAAGAAGCGAACGGCCCAGGGGGCATTCTTCAACGTCGCATGCTTCAAGCGGTCCT